TGTATCAATCAGCTCACTTATTCTTTCTATCATTTTTTTTATCTCTCTGTTTTCCTTGTTGTTCTACTGACTTTTTTAAGTTTTCTCTCTGCCATTCAATCATCTCAGGATCATTCATAGATTCCTGATATTCTACCCAATGGTCAGAATCTTCATGTTCTAAATCGAACAATTCACTTTTTACTTTTCCCATTTTTCCCCCCTCTTTTTAGTCTTTTAATCTCAGCTTTTTGCAAGAAATACTCCTTATATCTCTTACCATTTTCTGAATCTACCCAATGGTCCTTGACATTTATGCCTTTTTCTTTTAATTCAGATATTCTTTTACCACCATACATGCTGTATACAGGCTTAGTAGATAGCTGAAGAACAGTTATCCTTTGCCCTGTTAAAAGTATATCTAGTATCATTTTTTGCTGACTTTCACTCATAGTCTTCTCCTATTGTTAATTATCCCAAATCTTGAACAAACTTCATCTCTCTTTTACGAGAACTGTTCAAGGATCTGAACATATCGCACCAGATTTCACGGGCCTTTATTTTGTGCCGCAAAGACAGGTACTCCTCTTTAGCTTTAGCAATCTTATCAAAGTATTCATAAACCTCTGGACTAGTGTTAGCAATAGCTTCTTTCTCCTTTAAGGTCATCTTTTCTTCTTTAAGATTAACAAAAGCCAAATCCTTTTCGTGTTTCATTTCGTAAACTAATCTCTCATAAGTAGCTTCAGATTTGGCTAATTTACTACCCATAATAGAGATTTCATGTATCATTTTCTCTAATTGCTCATCGCCTAACTTCATATAATCTTACCTCTACATCCATTATACACAAGTTAAACACAAAATATATACTATAATTTCATTAAAAAATGTGATATTTATTAGATTTTTCTTTTACTACTATCTAGTAGTTTTCTTGTTTTTGTTTGTTTTTGTTTAAATAATCAAATATAAAGATAATTATATCTATACAAATATTAGATATTAGCGTAATATTAAGATATATAACTAGAGTGAGTAAAAATATGAAACATACTTATGAGTCTGTTTTCAATACATTATCTGGTATTGATATAACAGGCTATACAGAGCAAAAAGGTAACTATACTTATCTTAAATGGTCTTATGCTGAACACATTATGTCGCTATATCATCCTGAATTTCAGGTCAAATGGTTAGCGCCTGATGTATTTCAAGATGGCACAATGATTGTCAAATGTAGGATAGAAGTAGGTGATCTTTATAAAGAGGGCTTTTTACCTGTATATGACAACAAATACAATGCAATATCAAACCCAAATGCAAGTGATATAAACGATACAAAACAAAGATGTATGGTCAAAACATTGGCTAAATTTGGTCTTGGTATATCAGTATTTCATAATGGCGATACAAAACCCGCAAAACTTAATCTTCAAGGCGAGATAAATGATCCAGAAGTTAAAAAGATTGCAAAAGCAAAAAATAAAAAATCAGCAGTTTTATCTGCACTAAAAAAAGGGGGACTAAATGACAACACAAGCGAAATCGAACTTGGTCAAGCGTTACAATCTTCGTAGCTCATCTGCCCTCAATACCTGTTTTGGAATGTATACAAAAAGGGCCGACATGTTACAAGCAGACCTAAATAATACAGAAATAGGCATACCAGAGCATATGCAGAAATACGTTGATTTTGGAAATTTACACGAAAGTAGCGGCATAGCTAAGTGGATATTAATAAATAAGAAAATGCCTGTAGAAATGCTAGAGAATCAACAAAACTATATTGTACAAGATTTTCTTAATTTAGGCGGAGATACTGTTGTTGATCTAAGTTGTACCCCAGATGCAAGAGTAGATAATATGCTTTTAGAAATAAAATGCGGCTCTTTAGGTAAAAAGCCACACGATTTTGTAAAAGCAAAGGTTTATTTAGCCCAAGTGTGTTTGCAGCAATTTATTCTAAACTCTTTGGGTATTCAAATAGACAAAACTCATTTAGTTTCCTGGTCTATGAACGGCACTAGAATATGGGAAATACAGCGAAATGTGGAATTTGAACATTACATTTTGTCACTACTTGAGGAATATTCCCTAGCATTGTTAGGAAAGGGAAAATTAAGAGATAAGCCAGAACTTTATAAAGGCGAACATAAGATTAAATTAATATATGGAGAAGAATAATGGCAGATGATAGAGAATTTGCAGATGGCATGTACTTTTCAGAGGGTAAACAGGGGTTTATCCACCTTACTGTTAGCATTAACAGGGAAAAAGTCATTAATTGGCTTAAAAAAAAGGATGATGAGTACATAAACATTGATGTTAAGACAAGTAAGCAAGGAAAAATGTACGGGCAAGTCAATAATTTTGGCAAAGATAACAACCCTTTCGACCAATCGAAAGAAAATCAGCAAATTAGAGAAGATACAGGTCAACCGCCTTATAAATCAGTCGGGCAAAGTATCCCCTCTAAACATCTAAAAGACTATCAGGATAAGCAGAAAATAGTAAAAGAGGCCCTAGAGGATGTGCCAATTATATCGGATGATGATATCCCTTTTTAATGGAGAAAAGCATGGTAGGAAACAAATGGATGTCAGAAAATCCAAAAGCAGCAAAAAAGATAAGAAATAAGTATTATGAGAAGAATAAGGCCATTGCTAGTTACAAAAGTAAGCGGCAACACCATATTGGCAGAGAATCATTCAAAATGCTTACCGAAGATCAAAAAAAAGAATGTTTAGAAATAGTTGATAAATTAATTGACTATCCTAATATTTAGATGTTAGGGTGTTCATAACAGGTAGGCAGATTTTTTATTATGGCTAATTTTTGATCTGTCTGCCGCTAAATAAAGTGAGGATAAGTAGATGAAAGATTTAGAAGATTATTATATAGAAATTACTAGTAGTAGAAGATTAAGGCGAATTGCTAGTATAAATTACGAAAATAAAGATGAAAATTTTGACATGATTCAACACAATCATTATCCAGTAGATTGGGAAGTCAATCCTAGTACAAATGGCTTCAAGTATAATGATAGACATGGAAATGTGTTATCTGATAACCATGTAATTACAAACATAGAACATGGTCATTGCCAACAAGAAGTCGAAAGGGGCATGTTTAGTGGGCAAATTGAAATTATATAATAAATGAGGACAAGTAAATGAGTAAAGGATCTCGCCAAAGGCCAACAAATACAACAATTTTCAATGAGAATTACAAAAGAATATTCAATAAAAATGAGGACCAAATGAGCAAAAACGACTTTATGGAGCAAAACCAAGATAAAATTAACGAAGAATGGAATTGTTATTGTAACGAAATCAATTCAACCAGGCATAAGTATTATATGGATTCTAAGGTCTTTACAAAAAATGACAAAGAGAGGTTTGTTATAAGTTATATAGAAAGCCATTTAATTTAGTATAGCCGTACTGAAACTAGACAATTATAGGCGGTACTAAAACTAGACCATTCATGCGGCTACCATTCAATTATAGCCGCTCAAAGATCAATTCAATTTATCAATATTTTTATAAAATTCAGATTTTAGGCAAATCTAATTAAAAATCTATCTTAATATTAATTTCTTTACAACAATAAAAAATTATTTAATAATAGGTTAATTAACTTAATATTAGGATAATAATATATGGATACTCAATATATAAAAATAACTAATGGCAATGGTAAAATGCAATTTATACCTAGTATAAATACTAATACTATGTCTAATGACTATTGTATTAATAAATGTACTTTTGGCGGCAAATGTTACAGTAAAAAACAGATAAAACGCTGGAAATCTAACGGGGAATCGTGGCAATTAAACAGTAATAAATTATCATCACACTTAATAGACTATGATTTATTACCTAAATTCTTTAATACCAGGGTTTTAAGATTTCATTCACACGGGGAATTGATTAATAATACTCATCTAGTTAACTTCATGAATATATGCCTAAAAAACCCAGATGTTACCTTTACATTATGGACTAAAAGAAATGATCTAATTAAAAAGCATTTTAAAAACTATGATAAACCAGATAATTTAATATTAATCTTTAGTAATTCAAAATTCAATGCGCCACTTGAAAAAGTCCCCGCATATTTTGATAAGACTTTCAACGTAATAGACAAAAAAAGCAAAATAAGGGCCAATTGTAGCGGTAAATGTAAGGATTGCATGATTTGTTATACAAAAGATAGCAAGGAAACACAAATAATAGAGGTAATAAAATGATTGATTTTATTATATTCGGTTTTATGGATAATTTTATATTGATATTAGGCATGTATTACAGTTTCTTATCTATAGAAAACTATCTAGAAAGTAGATTTAGCATAAATTCTAAAAATAACCCGTTATTATTGGCTTGTATATGCGCAGGTCTAGGAAATACATTCTCAGACGCTACGGGCTTTGCTGTAACTCTTAACTTCGAAATGATGTTTTATACTGTTATGGGGTGCTTGTTAGGTATGTTAATTATTCCAATTATGGAAAAACTAAGGGGAAATAAATGACAATAAGAAGTAAACATAATGATTTATTAAACTATTTCATTTTAGATCATAAGAAACTATCTAAGCAATATATAAAAAAATGCAAGGATTTCTTAGAAAATGAGATAAAAAACAATAAACCAAAAACAAAAGAATTTAATCCAGAGCAATTTAAAACAGATAAATTAACTCTAGATTATTTAAACAAAAAAAACTAAATAGGAATAAATAAAATGAAAAAAATAAAATACAATGAAAAAACAATACCAATGCCATTTAATGATATGTCTATATACAAACCAGCTAGAGAATTAGTAAAGGTTTCTAACAGGTTTACAGGCGAAACTGTAGAAATACCTAATTTTGCATTAAGTGTTTATGATGTAATTATGGGTGCTGAATCTATGGGCCAATGGGAAATGCATTCTAAGGCCCTTTCCTGGTTTAGGAAATACTTTCCTAAAGAGTATATGGTTATATTAGATTAATATTATTCAAATAAAAAAGGCCGCATTTAGCGGCCTTTCATACATGCTAATATCTAGATATCTAAGTTAAGCTCAATAACCCGCCACTGATAAGATAATGATTCCTTTTTGTTAGCGTGGTCACAAAATATGTCCGCTAATGCTTCATCATCAAATATGTGTTTCTCATCACAAAAGAGGTTACAAGCTGCTATGACTTCGTTATTTTCATTTCTTTCTGTTGATATCTTTACCACTGCATACTGTTTTAAAGGTTTTTCTTTACCACCTTTTAAGATTGTTTTTATATTTTTCATATTGTGATTGGATTCTATATCTTAATATTAAGTAATGCAAGTAATTAACATTAATTAATTAATACTTGTCATGACAAATGAAAATATAGCAGATGATCCTAGGATAAACATATAAAGAAAATCGCCAATAAATCCTTAATTCATGCGGCTTAGTCTAATAATCATATATAGCAAGGGTAAGAAGATAATATTAGTTTGTTTATTTGTCTTTTGATTACCAGGTTTATAGATTAAGCAAGTTATGAAAGATGTACATAGTTGTATACACTACCCGCAAATAAAAAGCATAACAGACCATATAAGGCCCTTATCATACCTATAAGAAAAGATACCAGGCCCAGAGATTGTACAATTTATGAACGATTAAAGAAGAATAAAAGAAGAACGGGAACAAGGCACAACCCCCCATGCGCATGTAAATATATATATATA